CCTTGTGCAGGTAGACACCACAATCGCCTTTGGGTTCAGCGAATTTCAGGGTCACTATCAGATCATAATCTTGCGCTGAATTGATTTGCGCCATTATTATCAACCTCTCCCCTAACCGGTTGCATTTACTACTTTGTTTCGCTCTTTACTTTTACGTTTGCCCTGCCCTTTGATACCTTACGCCCTTTGACGGTTAGTTTAAATTTAGGTTTTTCTTCTGTTTTCAAACAAATCACTCCTTGCTAGGAAGGATCAAGCTCTAAACTGGCTGCTGTTAGCTGGAACGTGCCAGGATTCGCAAACGTTTCAGCGCCGCTCCCAAGATCGTGTTTTGCCACCACTGTCCCATCGGTCTTTTTAAACACTACATACTTAACGGTTGTGGCGGGGACACTGAACTCAGCCACGACACCGCTTACAGCATCAGCTTCCAAGATTACGCCTGTTGATTTATAAGTCCACGAAATTGTTTGCTGTGCATAGCCATCACCGCTTAAAACCTGATCTGATGCATTATGCAAATCCACCTTTACTGCTGCACCTCCAAACGCTTCCAACATCACTTTCTTGCCTTCTGTTTCAAGGCCCATTTATATCACTCCCTTTTTTTTCAATTTAATACCCGCGGCTAGAGGGGTTTCCTTACCAGCCTTTGGGCGTATCTCCCAAATCAATAATCCCGATATGGTCGCAACCCTCGCAAATCCATATCGGGTCATAAACTTTTTTGCCATCCTTGTATCTTATAATGTCGTCAAAAATTACTCTTCGGGAATCGCAAATTCGGCAACGGAATTGTTTTTTTCTGTTTGCCATTCTTCTCTACCTACCTTTTTCTGTGCTAAACAATAAACCAAATAAGGCTCGGAAGGTTCTTTCCCAAACCTCTTAGCCCATTCTTTCCCAGCAGTTCCGGTTTCAACTACTTCCAGTCCTGCTTCTTCGTGCAGTTTGGCAAGTGATTCTTCTGTGAAATCGGCTTCATCTTTCCACTGAGCTTTTGACCTCTTTTTAGCGTTTTTATAGGCAAGGCAGTTAGAGTTGGGGACGTAGTTCAAAACATACTTTTTGCTTAATTTTGCCATAGCCTTGATAATTGCTTTTGCTTCTTTATTGTCGTAATGTCCAAGTAAGCCGGAAGAAAACACAAGTCCATACAATTTATCAGTTTTGTAATCCCTAATATCGCACTTCTCAACTTCGGGCAACTTCGGATTGATGTCAATGCCATCTGCCCCAACAGCATTTTTCAGCTCTCCCGAATACGAACCGACTTCCAAAATAGCCTTGACCTGCAAATCACCAACATACTGCTTGAATTCTTTAATAAACTTCGGACAGTTAAAACTCAATTTGCCAACCTCCTTAAAATTTCCGCTATCGTAAGTCTTGCCCTCATAATTAACCCCCAAACCCTTGAATTAATCTTCTCCAACGTTCCCGCCATAATGAAATATCAAAACATTGTTTTGCTATCTCCCGGTTTCTTTCGCCCATTACCTGCCTTACATCTTCGTTTTTGGCAAGGAAGTCTATACACTCCCCTAAGCCGCCATAGTGAGGATCATAAATCAAGGCATTGTAGTTGGGAATAACGGCATCACCTAAACCGCCAACAGGAGTAGTAACAACGGGCAGGCCACAGGACATTGATTCCAAAAGGCTCAAACTAAGCCCTTCTGCCGCTTTTGTCGGCACTACCGATATATCTGCCTGCTGGTAAACTTCGGGCATTTCTTCCATTGGTTTCCAAACGAATTTGATGTTCTTTTTCGTATCGCCCCAGGCACTTGTAAACTGTTCTATTTTCTCATCCCCTGCTTGTCCTACTGCAAGGTATTGATAGTCAGGGTATTGTTGACTCGCCTTGATTAAATCGTTACAACCCCTTAAAATAGTCAATCTCCGGGGATAGAGGACGTTAATACCTTCCCATGTTTTTTCTTTGGCCGGGGTGAAGGCTTCAGTGTCAACGAAGTTATAAATAATATTGATTTTCCGTTCTGCACCGGGTTGTATAGCTGCTATTACTTTTCTTACATTGCTATCTACTGCTACACAAACGTCAGGTTCGGTAAAACCAAATAACTGTTTCCGCATGAATTCTGCCTTATCTTCGGGTCTGGCATTGGCAATATAATGAGCATGATAATCCCAAAATATGCCATGAGAGATTGAAATTGAATTATTAGGCACAAACGGGTAGCAGAGGAACGTGGCAAAAAAGATAACAAGGTCATAGTGTATCGCCACTTCGTTAAAAATCATGTTCAACCTCGGGTTAGTGCTTTGTGTCCAGTAATCTTCTGTTCCCGAAAGACAAATAACAGGAATCCCCCTGAAATCTTTCTTGATATTGCCGGATTGAACTTTTGCTCTTTTGCCGTCAATGATGGTCGTTTGGGGAAGGGATTGGTAAACATCTACTTCATGATTCATGCTTTGAAAGAGCTTACATAACTGATACAGATACACCTCCGCCCCGCCCCATATAATGCGATCTTTGCCTGTTATCTCGCTGCACTCCTGAAAAAGCAGACTGGTAAGTATTGCTATTTTCATATTTGCGCCTCCTAAATTTTCTGCCCCCTAAAAATTAATGCAGCAGAAAAGCCCCTGAAGCGGAGGCGTACTCCAAAGGCTTTTTTAGCCTGCTGCAAAAGTTTAGACCATGGAAATCTGTTCATATTTCTTACATTGCAACAATCCCAACCTTCCTGCGCTAACAAAGAAGAATTTGTCGCCCTTACAATATGATGTTTCAATGTAACCTCCCTACTTTGCCTTTGCCATATATGCAGGCTTGTTAGTCTGCACCCCTGCCAGTAAACCTAAAAATGGTAGGGTTAATTCGGGAATGTTAAAATTTTTGTATGCCAAAAGCATCGAAACTACCATGTCATCATGTTTATGACTAGAAGCTGAATACTGAACATTCCCGCCCTTTGTAAACTTGTATTGGTAGTCCTTCAACTCAGCAATTAATGCCGGGAAATTGGGGTAAGAAATCAACTTCTGCTCCATCAGCATAGCCAAGTGATTGACCATTCTTTCTTTTTCCTGATTCGTGAAGAATACAGGCTCAACGTCAAGCCCCCTCTGTATCAATGCTTCAGGCAATGCTTCGCCTAAGCCTGTTCTGTCCATAACCACAGGGGCATGGTTATAACGCCTTGACAAAATGGCTATTTCATCCATTTGCCTTGTCCAAGGCACTCCCGTCCATTGCTGGACATACACACATTCGCCCTTGCTGTTTCTTACCGCAACGCCGGAAAAGTCAACACTTCGGGCAGGGTCATAGCCTATGACGTACTGCTCACCGGGTTCGGGTTCGCTTGTGCCGTTAAAGGTAGCACAATCGTCAACATTGGAGAAAACGCTGTTCCCTTCATCCAAAAACTCGGCCATTATTTCTTGGCGATAGATTCTTTCTGGATAACGTTTCTTAATACTGTCAAGATATTTTTTATCTTTGCGGGTAAGATAAGGATTCTCCCAACTGCTAAACTGCCAGCTCTCCCAGTTTTCGTCATACATGGGGTCACCTTTTTGGCCCCAACGGAACATTGTCTTATAGAAACCTCCGCCTCTAGGGGTTGAATTTATAATAGCAACCCCGCCTTTACCGCCTGGGCCTCTGCCGGGCGACATTAAACGGGTTTCAAGGTTAGTCCATACTTCGTCTAAACGAGGGATTCTTGCAGCTTCAGTAATCCATACTAAATCCAAACCGACACCAACAAGCATATCAGGATCATCGGCACTTCTTACTTCTATCAATCCCCCGCCTAAGGTTTCTATCATCTGGTCTGATTCCCATTTCTGGATAATCCATTCACGGGGGAAATATGCTTTTAGCTCCATCCATACCTGCCTTGACATTTTATAGACAGGAGCAATAATCCAAGCATGGACGGTAGGGACTAATTCCGGGCCTCTATCCTCTGATAGCATTTCAGAGAATTTCTGTATGAACTCCATGACAGAGCAACGGTCTTTTCCGAAGCGTGCGCCACATACCAAAACCTTAAACCTTGCATTGCTTTCATGGATAAGTTTCTGTTTT